TACGGCTGACCGTAATACTTTTGCGCCTTTCTAGCCTCTAGCCTGTCGGCCTTTCTTTGCTCGTACTCTTTTTGCCTCTGCTCGCCTGCTAGGTCTTTTTTAGTCCAATACTCTTCGCCTCTTTTAACTAGCTCGCCTGCATCTACTAGAAACGGCTCTAGGCGCTCTATAGTCTTCGCATAGCTACGTACGTTTACATAGTTGCTATAATACCAAGCTAAATAATTAACGTCTACCTCTTCAAAAGGTAGGTTAACGTATTTACCGTTAGGCATTGTACCGTAGTCTTTAGCTGTTCGCTCTGCTATGTCTTCTACGGTATTAACCTCTATACCGAAGCCTTTTTTACCGCAGATAGCCGTAGCCTTTTCTAAAGCCTTTTCGTAGTCGTTAGATAGCGTTTGGATAAATACGTCTTTTTGGTACATACTGCCGTTAAAGCCGTATACCGTTTGCGTCTGTCGCAGAGTGAACATTTTTCCAAGTCTGCCAGAGCTAATAAAATAGTCGCCTGATTGTTTCATTTTTCGTTGATTTTAGAAGTTTTCTTTAAATAGAGCCTAGCCATTCTATACGAGCGTCTAGATTTAGCTCGCCGTTATCTAGTACGCCGAACAGCATACCTAGACGCGTAGAGCGTTTACGGTCTTCGGTTACTTTAACCGAAATAACGCCGAAGCCGTTACGCTTTACCTCGCTAATTTTAACCTCTGGAAAGGCCTTTCTAACTGTCGCTTTAATTGTGGATAGGTGCATTTTTTCGCTGTCTTTACTGTTAAACGTTGAGCAAATATATAAACCTTTTGCATACCTACAACACTTTCAAAAAAATAATTTACCTTTTTTTTCTGCGGATATAGTTTAGTATGCAGTCTAGGCCGCCGCTAATAGCCTGCTCGTAGGTCTTAAAATTTAGCTCTAGGCTGTTAAAAAAGTACTCGCCTTTAGTCGTATTAACGAAGTAGAAGTAACCGGAGTAGCCGCAGTTAGCGCCTATATGCAGGCCGTCGCGCTGTCTAATCCAAGCGCATAAAACCGACTGCGTAGGCGCTTCGTAACCTTCGAAAGTAAAGTTATTTCTGCCTGCAGTATTAACGGCTAGCTCGCCTGTCCGAGTATAAAAAAGGCCTGTACCGTCTGGCGTTTTAAATCCAATTTCTTTAGCTAGTACAGCCTGCTCGTAGGTAATTAAATTTTCGTTCATCGCTCTTTTATTTCTAGTGCATTGTATAGCCGAACTCTTCGAAGTCTTCGGCGTATAGCTCGTTTATTATTTTAACGCTAGTATCGTTTAGCAGGTCTAGCGCTCTTTTGCCTGCAGGTCTGTTAGGCGCTTTATTTAGGTACAGCGCTCTAACCTCTTCGCTAAAGTCTTCGCCTAGTCGCAGGCCTAACGTATCTATACAATGCTCTAGCTCTTCGAAACTAAAAACAGCCTCTACTAGTTGCTCGCCGTCTTCATATAACCAACTTTTCTGGGTATTGTAATACTCGAAGCCTGCGCGTATTTCTTTACGGAATTTGCTACGCTTTAGCTCTTTAATAAAGGCGTTTAGCGTTATGCCGTTTTTTGCGTTTCGCTCTTCGTGATAGTACAGGCTCGTTAGCCATTCGTACGGATTGCGAATTATGCCGAAGGTAAAGCAGTCGTCCCATAGGTCTAGCCTGTCGTCTTCGTCTAGTATCTGCTGTACGAGCCAAGCAGGTTCGTGGCCTTTGCCTAGCTCGCTAATTTCGTGGTTTACGCCTGCTAGTACCTGCCTAACGGTCGTACCGCCTGTTTTGTAAATATGTACGAAAATTACTTTTCGCGTTTCGTTTAGGTATGCCATTTTTTAGCTGTTTGGTTTTACTATTTCGGTTTCGGTTTCTGGAGTATTTGCCTGCTCGTTTGCCTGCCAGATTAAAGCGAGCAAAACGAGCGACGCTATAAAAATTACTAGCGAGGCTATATTTAGCGCTCTGTTTAGCTCTATAGGCTCTTTGTCGTAGTCTGGCCTATACATTAGCTAAAGCGTTAAAAGCGTCGTTAATCGCCTTATTTACAGCCGCGCGCTTTTCGCATTTGGCTAGTAGCTGTAGGCGCTTTGCCTCTACTACTTCGGTTAGGTCTTTGCCTGCGTTAATCATTAGGCGTTCAGCGCCTGCTAGCTGTAGTAGTGTATTACAGCTAGCAATAACGCGGCATATAAAAATACTGTCTGGACTCATTTCGTCGCTCTTTTACAGGTTAGGTATAATTTAAAACAAGGCTATAGCATAGGCCTGTACTACGTTACGCTCTGGATTAGCGCTTTGGCCGTCGTCTTCTAGCTCTATTTTAATCTGCTCTTTTACCATTTTAATCGGACAGCTATTTCTACCGTATGCGGTATACTTAGCCTTTACGCTAGGCGACGCCGTAGCTAAAAGTTTGTTAACTGCGTCGTCTATTTTTTGGTCTAGCGTCTGGTACTTATCTAGTACCTGCTCTGCGTCGCGCAGGTCTGTATAATTTAGCGCCTGCTCGTTATCGTAATTTTCTAGCATTGCGTTAAACGCCATTTGTAGCGCGTTTCTTAGCTCTTCGTTTTGCTTTTCTAACTCTTTTACTCTTTCCATTTTCGTTGTCTTTATTGTTAAACGTTGAGCAAATATACTAAACCTTTTTAAATACGCAACAGGTTAGAAAAAAAACAGGCGCATCTATACGCCTGTCTTTTCGTTCCATATAGCTATATGCAAACGGTCGCTATAATGCAGGCCGTATTTAATAGCCGCTTCTGCGGTTATTCGCCGCGTAGTATGTAGCTCGGCCTGCGTACTACCTGCAGGCATTAGGTAAATAGAGTCCAGAGCTACTAGGCTACCGTAGTCTCGGATAGCTTCTTTAACGTCTGCTTCGTCGTTTACTACGAATTTAAAAATAGGACTTTTGCCGTAGTTACTAATACGGCTAACTGCGAAAGCATTTATCCGGCGGCTAACTGTCTCGCCGCTATTAGCGAGTTTCGGACTACAGTTCCAATGGTCTACAGTAGCTAACAGGTAGGCGCTCGGCTGTATTGTACCGTTAGTTTCTACCTCTATAATAGGTAGCCATCCGTAGGCCGCGTTAAACCATATTAGAAAGCGCTCTAGTTTATTCTGCCAGAGTAGCGGCTCGCCGCCTGTTATTACTAAATGATATCCGCCGCGTAGTTTGTCGAAGGCGTCGCCTATTAGTACTTCGTTAAACGGCGTTTTTATGCCTTTGCGCCAGACTTCTATAGTATCGCATATCCATCCGCTACCTTCGCAGAGTAGGTTACAGCCTGCTAGTCTTAAAAATACTGCAGGTACGCCCATCGTTTCGCCTTCGCCTTGTATGCTAATAAAACTTTCGCTAACGGTTAAAAAGTCGTTTTCTGTTAGGTCGTTCATCGCTCTTTGGTTTTGCCGTAGTACTCGCATCGACTTGTACAAGTCTCTTCGATTGTTACGCGGTAAACGGTTACAGGTAGCAGGCTAAAATACTCTAGCGCTGTATCGAAAATCCAAGCGGCTAAAACTTCGCAGGTCGGATTATCTGGCAGAGTAACTATTTTCCAGCCAGAGTTAACGCATAGCTCGGCTAGCTCGCTGTCGCCTTCGTGTAATATTAGTCCGTGGTCTAGTTTGTCTTCTACGGCCTTCGTGAACTTCTTTAGCTCGCCGAAGTCTATACCGAAGCCGTAGCCGTCTAGACTTTCGCAGTCTACCGTTATTTCGCCGTTCCAACTGTGTCCGTGAATATTCGCGCATTTACCGCTATAGCCTTTGCCGAGCCTGTGCGCTGTCTCGAAGCGGAATTTTTTCGTTAACCTGTGCATTTTTAATTATTTCTTTTGTTAATTAAGTACTCTAAATAGCCTACTCTTCTTAGCTCGCAGGCCGGACAATTATTACAGCCGAAGCCGAAGCCGTTACGTTTAGACCTGTCGCCGTTATAGCAGGTATGCGAATCCTCTAGTACTACGTCTAAACAGCCGTACAAGTCGGCAAAGTCGAAAATTTCGGCTTTGTTTAGATACATTAAAGGCGTTAGAATTTTAACGCCGCTACTGCTACCTAAATTACTAGTATGCTCTACTGCTTCTATAAATTCCTGCCTGCAGTCTGGGTAGCCGCTATAGTCTGTTTGGCATACGCCTGTAACTAAATAGCGCGCGCCTATCTTTTGCGCGTATGCGTGAGCTAACGTGATAAATAGCTGATTTCGGTTAGGTACAAAACTCGCAGGCAGGCCTTTAGCGTTTACCTCGTTTACATTGCCTTTACTCGTTAGCGCGCTGTCTACTAGGTCGCCTAAAAAAGACAGGTCTACTACCGTCTGCCTAACGCGAGCGTCTAGGCATATTTTAGCGGACTGTTTTAGCTCTACTTCGTGCTTTTGGCCGTAGTCGAATGTAATAGCCTCTACGTACTCGAAGCGCTTTAACGCAAAAAACAGGCAGGACGTAGAGTCCTGCCCGCCAGAAAATATAACTACTGCCTTTTTCATTTTAGCAGTTTAAAAAGTTTGTCGCCGTCTTTAGTTTCTAGGCTAACTGCGAAGCTAATTTTACGCTCGCGCTCCATTCTAGTAGCGCCTTTTTTGCTACCTATCTGCGCGCGTACTGTATTCTGCATAGAAGCGCGCTCTCTGCTCGGAAATAACTTCTGTAGTTCGTCTAGTACGCCTTCTGCAGTAATACCTTTTTTAGAGGCGCATACTATATTGCAAATGCTTTGGATAACGCCTGCAGGCTTTGCCGCTTTTGCTTCTACCTTTGCTTTTGCTTTTGCTTCTTTAGCCGCTTCGCTAGCCTTCGCCTTTGCTTCTTTAGCCGCCGCTTTGTCGGCCTCTTTTTTAGCTCTAGCTTCGTCGCGAGCGTTAGCTTTTTCTGCTCTGGCCTTCTGCTTTGCCGCCGCCTCTTTTTGTTTAGCTGTAGGCTCTGCTTTCGCTGTAGGCTCTGCTTTAGGCGCGGCCTTTGCTTTAGGCGCGGCTTTCGGCTTTGCTGTTTCGCCGTAGCTAGCTGTACTAACGCCTTCTATAGTAGATACTTCTACAAAGACGCGGTTTCCGCTATCGTTTAGCATATTTAGTTTGCCGTTTCTAGCCTTTAAGACTTTAGAGTTATTAACGGTTTCTACTGCGCCTTCGGCGTTAACTCTGTAGTTTGAAAAATTAGGTATTGCTTTCATTTTGAACGTTTTTTGTTTTTGTTTTTGTTATTGTTCAGCGGTAAAACTACTCTTTATTTTAATACGTGCAACATTTTGCGAAAAAAAAATAGGTTTATTTAAAATAGGTTAGTCGAAGAGCGTTTTTTGTGCGGACAATTCGCTAAAGTCTTTTCTTTTGTTTCGCTCGGTTAGGTAGGCCGCATACTGTTTATAGCATTGTACGCTATGGTAGTCGTACGCGAACCATAGCTCCTGATTAGTCATTTCGTCCACTTTATAGCCGATAGTCTGCAGAAAACGTTTATACTCTGGCTCGCGTACTATATGGAATTTAAAGTCGCCGTATAGTATGTTTTGATGTCCGAACCTCTTTAGCCTTTTAAAGCTACTGCTGTCGATACTATACCACGGATAGCGTTGCATAAATTCGTAGTTAGTTAGTCCGAATCCGTGAACTTTTACGCTCGGTTTATTATTTAGAATGTAGTTCCAAACTGCGTCGCAATGCTCTTCGACGCCTGCAGAGTGAACGACGCCGCCGATAGCTATATAGCTATACTCTTCTAATAGCGGCTTTAGGTCTTCGAGCGCGCTACCCATATGAAACGTAGGTATAGGCTGTAGGCCTGCCTGCTCCATATACTTCTGGTTTCGCATAGACGCGGCGGCGTCGCCTATAACGTCTAGACCTGCGTAGACTTTTACGCCTGTCTCTTTAATAAAGGCTATATAGTCGTCTATGTCTATAGGTTTTCCAGAAGACTCCGAGCTAAACGCGCCGCTATCTAAGAAAATAGAAACGCCTCTAGTTAGTAGGCCTTTTATTTCGTCGGACTTCTTTTTGTAGTAGTGAAAGCTAGCCAGAATATTAAAAGGCGGCGTAACTGTAACGGCGGCTATTTCGGCTTTATTAACGACTGCGGCGTAGTATATCATTTTACTGATTTTTTAGAGTTAAAAATTCCTGTCTGGCGTTTAGGTCGGTTTTAAATACGCCTAGCATTTTACTAGTAGTCGTCCAAGTGTCGTGAACCTTTACGCCTCGCATCGACATACATAAATGTTGAGCTTTCATAGTTACAGCTACGCCTATCGGCTGTAGCTCGTACTCTACGCGCTCGGCTATTTGTTTAGTTAATCGCTCTTGATTCTGGAAACGACCTGCGTAGTATTTAACTGCTCGCGCTAATTTGGACAGGCCTGCTATTTTATCGCTAGGTATGTAGGCGACAGAAGCGACGCCAAAAAACGGCGCTGTATGATGTTCGCAGAGCGAGTAGAAAGGTATATTAGCCTCTATAATCATTTCGTCCGAGCCTTCGGCGTCGAAGGTCGTAAACTCAAAGTCCGGTACATTTAAAAACTCGCGCATAAATTTAACGTAACGGCGCGGCGTTTCTTTTATGCCTTCGCGGTTAACGTCTTCGCCTAAATGCGTTAAAATATCGGAAAAAGCCTTCTGCGCCTCTTCTACTGTTACTGTTTCTTTAGCTGTGTTCATCTGTTAGTATTTTTTCTGCTATCGTTTCTATTAGATTTAATTCGTCTACTAGGTCTGTAACGTCTACGCCTTCGCCGTCTTCTGCAGTCCAAGTTATAGCCGTTACCTCTACTTCGTCGCCGCTACCCGGATAGCCGCTACCGTCTGCGTAGTAATATACAGGCGGCTCGCCTTCGTGAAATTTATACTCTACCTCTAGCGTAGCGTTTTCTATTTGTACTTCTGTTATTTTCATTTTGCTAAGTTAAAAATGTTACATATACGCAAAACGTACAGGCAAAAAAAAGGCGGTTATTTACCGAAGTAAAAGTTCCGCCTAACGTTTACTAGTACTGCGTACCTGTTTCTAGTATCGTAGTTAAAGCCTACGCCTAACTGCAGGCCTGTTTTATTCATATAGCCGAGTTCAGCGCCTATAACAGCCGCGCTAAATTCGTTACCTACCGCCTGCATTTGGACGCCTGCTTCTAGGCCTGCGTATAAACTTCTGCGCGGCTCTACTACTATAGTTTCGGTCGTAGTCGTTTCTATGTACTGCGTAGGTATTTTCCAATTTACCGAAAATTTAGGCGCGCTCTTTAGTCTGCCTAGCGTCGGTATTTCGTAAACGAGCCGGAAACTGTCTGTATCTAGGCTGTCTTTAAAAAGTCTAAATCTATAGTCGCTTCTAAATCTATAGTCGCAGTCTTCTAACTGTGCGGCAGTCCACTTTAGCGCCTCTGTATACTCTTTTAGACTGTCTGCAGTCGTAGCGTCTGGCAGGCTAATAGTAGGCGCTGTATATACCTTACTTTTTAGCTCTGCTTCGTAAAAGGCGACCGTATCGCCGAGTACTGTTTTCCAAGTTTCGTCGTATACGTACATAGTATCCACCTGTACGACAGTAGTACCGCCTGTAGGTATCGGCCTAGTACTGCCGCAATGCGTTAGCGAGCAAACTATAACCCAAAATACGAGGCCTAAAACTAGTAACTGCCGCCAATATTTAGAAAGTAAAGGCGCGCCGACTTCTTTAGTCCAATGCAGGCATTTTAATAAAAAAGCAGTCGTTAGCATTGTCTAGGCTTCTGGTTTATATAGCTCAAAATGCGGCAGGTCGTTAAAATTTTGATCGTGTAAAATAACCGCGTCTTTATCCCAATTTCCGCCCCATCTAACTAAATGCGTAGTAGTACCTGTTACGTATAGCTCTTTAGCTACTGCCTGTATAACGCCTGCTATATAGCAGAGGCTACCTATATCGTAGGCTATTTTTTTGCGTACTTCATATACAGGATGATACGCGTATATATCTACAGCCAGAGCTAGCGGCCTGTCTTCGGTTATTACGTGCATAGCTCGCGCTAGGCTTTCTGGTCTTCGTGGGTCTAGTTTGCTTTTGCCTTGCGTAAAGTAGTCTAGCTGTTTTTCGAAGGTTCTAGCGCCTTGCGAAATTCCAAAATCCACCGAAGAGCGCGTTATAGCTGTCTGCATAATTAGACGCAATTCTGGCGCGCAGGTTTCTAAACGCTCGCGGCTTTTTTTTCCAAAACTAAACATCTAAAGAAGCAGTTATTAAATCTAATTTTTCGCAGAATACTACGCGCTTTTCTTTAATTAACTTTTCGGCTCTGTAGCTTTGGTGATAAACAGCCGCAGGCGTCGGTAGGCCTAGTACTTCTGCCATAGCAGACGCAGGCCGAATATTTAAACGCTTTAGGCCTATGTACGAAGCAATAGAGCGCAAATCCCTCCAATTATCGTTAAAACTGTACGCCTTTTTAGCTTTGCTAGGCGACAGGTCGAAAGCGTCGCAACAGGCCGCGAGTATCGGCTTAAAATGGACTATAGCTTTGGCGTATGCGTCTGCTCTGTCGGTAGCCGCAGGCAATAGTAAAACAGCCGCTACGCTAGGCGGCTCTACGCCGTAGTATTTTTTTACGGCCTGCTCTATTTGCTCTTCGGTTAGCTGTACGCCTTTACGCTCTAGCTGTGCTTTTAGTCTGTCTTTAAAGTCTGGAATAGTCATTTTTTAAAATCTAGGTTTTGCAAACGTACAAAATATTAACCGCATTTAACGGCTACTTCTTTTTTTTCGTCGTTATCGCCTTTAGCCATTGCTCCGGCTTTTCTTTATACTCGCCTGTCTCTACGCATTTAATACTATACGTAGCCTGCTGTACGTCTTCTACGTAGATTAAAGTAGTGCCTACTATTCTATACGTCTGACCTCTGTACTCGAATGGATTTATTTTAAATCCGCCGTTTTTATACGGTAGCTCGTATACAGAAATACGCGGCAGGTCTTCGGGTTGTACGAAGTCCTGCCGCGCTTTTTTCTTAGCTCTAGCCATTAGTTAAGGCGTAAAGCGTTAGCGGTTTTAGCGGCGTTAACGCCTGCGGCTATATTCATATTTTGTCCGCCTTGTACGCCTCTAGCGAAGGCTGTACGGTCTACGTTACTAGTATTAGTAGCTCGCGCCTGTCCTAGCTCGCCGTATTCGTCGGCCTTGTACTTTTCGATAGCCTCGTTATTTTTAGACAGTACTATAGCGTAGCGGCTCGCGTTGCCTTCTGTCGCCTTCTGGCGCTCTGCTTCTAGCTTTCTAGCTATGCCTACTACTGCGCCTTTTAGGTACGAGCGTATCCATATAGTTCGGTAGCGTAACTGCTTCGACCTTTTTAGACATTTTTCTAGCTCTGCCATAGTCTCGCCTTCGCGCGGCTCGAATTGCGCTAGGACTTCTTTTCTGTACGCGCTGTACGCCTTTTTTGAAATTCTACGCAGACCTGCGCGCGCCGTATCGAACATATAAAGCGTAGCCTCTACATTATCTGGACGACCTATAACGCTTAATTTGCCGCCGTTGTAGTAGCTCGTTATTATCGTACTACAAAAGTTATGCTTTGCTATATGGTGCATTAGCGCGCCTTCGTATTTACCTTCCGCCTCTACGTCGCCGTACGTTCTGGCCTCTTTAGCCTCTGTAACGGCATTTTCTGTACCGCCTAGCTCTACGTCTGTTAAACTTAGGTTATGAAGTAGCAGTAGCTCGTTTGCCTTTGCTAAAAAAGTATCTGCTTCGGCCTGTACGTCTGTACCGTTAGCCATAGCTAGAAGTTTCTGGATTTTGTCTATTAGTTTATCGTTGGACATTTTTTGAAGTTTTGCGCGGCAGGCCTTTAGACCTGCCGCTAGTTAAAGTTTAGTTTTTAGTAGTAGTAGCTGTCTGCTAGCATATCTGAGCGCATTTTGTCGGTAATGCTGTCTATAACCTCTACGGCTCTGTAGCCGTTGCTTTTGTTAACCTTTTCTGCGCCTCTGTACATAGTAGCGCCTATTTTAACGATACCGTCGAAGTAGAAAATTCTACCGCCGCAAATACAGCTAATAGCTGTAGTAGGTACTGCGCTTAGTAATTCGTCTATCTGCGCGTTTTCTGCTTTTAACGCGTCCTGCAGGTCTGTACCTACGCCTCTGTCGCGTTGGTCGTTATTGATAGCTCTGTTATTGTTAGCTCTTAGCTCTGCGTAAATTTTGTATTCTGTAGCTTTCATTTCGTTGCTGTTAGTGTTAAACGTTGAGCAAATATACAAAGGTTTTGCATATATGCAATACTTTAGAAAATTATTTTAGAAGTTAATTACTAGCTCGGCTAGTTTAGTTACTAAATGCAGGCCGCCTAGTAGGTTAACTCTGTCGGCTAATTGTGTTATTTGGAGCGCTTTGTGCATTTTTTTCGTTGCTGTTACTGTTAAACGTTGAGCAAATGTATAAACGTTTTGCGGATATACAACAGGTTTACATAAAAAAAAGCATTTATTTTTTCCGAGCGTCTTCTATTATCTGTTTAAACTGCTCTAAACTCCTGCAGACTACGTAGGTAGCGCCTGTACTTTCGGCGACCTTCTGCCATTTAATTTGGACTTCGCTTTGCTGACCTTCTGGTAGTTTCATTTCTATAAAAATCGGCGGCCTGTCGTTTTGAAGGTAGGCTAAATCCGCTACGCCGCTAACCATACCTGCGGCCTTTTGCCTGTTGCCGTCTATTTTGTTGCGCGGATTATTATGTACCATAAAAAGCCGCCTGCGCTCTTCTGTATATGTATTCCAATGCCATTGAAAGCAGTCTGCCTGTAGTTTTAGCTCGGTTACTCTATATTCGGACATCTGCGAAGGCGGCGTTATGCAGGTCTTTTTTTTGACGCATAATCCAGCCTCCGCTGTAATTCATTAGTCGCGCATAGTCGCGCAAACTTTCGACGCCTTTAGACCTTACTACCCTCCAAATATAGTGATGCGAAAACCTTTTAGCTTTCTGCAGGTCGGCTAGGTCGGTTAAAGATACTTCGCTAACTTTTTTACCGATATACGCCGCCTCGTTAGTTACTTCTACTAAAACGCCTTCGCGAAGTTTTGCCGCTTCTACCGGAAATACGTAGTCGCAAAACTCGCAGGCCTTCGCAGTAGCGAAAATTATAGCCTCGCAGTTTGGACAACTTTTAACAGGCGCTACGTCTTTTACGTCGCTTCGTTTTTTAGGCGGCTCTATTTTCCAATTTCTAGGCTGTTGCCAGAGTCCGTGCCTTTTGTGATTTAGGCCGAAGTCTAAAACTAAAAACTCTTCTTTACCTTCAAACGTTCGCGAGCCTCTACCTACCATTTGTAGCCAGAGCGCGAGGCTTTTAGTAGCTCTGTTTACTATAATGCAGTCTATACTAGGTTCGTCGTAGCCTGTAGTAAGTATGCCGCAGTTATTTAGTACAGGAACGCTACCTTCTTTAAACCGTTTTAGTATGTCTTCGCGCTCTTCTGGCGGCGTATTGCTAGTTAGCGCCTCTGCTTCTATACCTGCAGAGCGGAACGCTTCGGTCATATTTAAAGTATGCTCTATGCTAACGTTAAATACTAGCGTCTTTTTACCTGCGGCCTTTTTTATATACTCGGCTACTACGCCGTCGAAAAGGTCTTTTTTGTTGTAGTGTTCGTTTAGGCTACTAGCTGTATACTCGCCTGCTCGCGTTTTTAGGTCGCTTAAATCTTCCTGCATTTCGTACGCTCTGCATTTAGCTAAATAGCCTTTTTCTACTAGCTCTGGTATATCTATAGTAGAAACTATACCGCTATAGTATTTATGAAACTGCGCGCCGATAGGCGTAGCCGTAGCGCCTATTACTAGGCTATTTGGAAACAGGTTAATTATAGCGTCGAAGTTTCTTTTATGCGCTTCGTCTATAATTATTAGCTCTGGATTTAGTCTAATTTTGCCGCTAACTATTCTACGCTTTACGGTTTCGACCATAGCGACCGATACAACGGCGTCCGCGTCTACTTCTGCGCGTCTTTTAGCAGTTATTTCTTGCGGCGCTATACCTGTACGCCGTAACGCTCTAAAAGTCTGTTTAAATAGCTCTATGCGGTCTGTAACTACTAGGCATTTAGTACCGCGCTCTGCCGCTAAATAGACTATTTCGGAAAAAATAACCGTTTTACCTGCGCCTGTAGGCAGGCAGAGTACCTGCCGCCTGTTTCTTTTAAAGCCGCTTCGTAGCTCGGCTATAGTCCTATTTTGATACGGTCGGAGCTCCATTCTGCGCTATTTTCTTTTTCCACTTCGTTAAAGTCTGGCGGCTAACGTTTAGAATTTCTGCGGCCTCGCTTAAATTCGTTTCTGGCTGTAGTAATAGCATAGCCTTGAACTTTTCGAACTCGGTAGCTTTATAGCCTGCGTCTACCGCTATGCTCTTTAATTTGCCTACGTGGACTATATCTACTTTTAGCTTCTTTGCCATACTAACGAAGTACCTAGAAAGTTTTTCCGCCTTTAGCATAGAGTCCGCGCTAACAGGCGACAAAATTGGACGGCCTGCGTCGTAATTATCTAGCGCATTTAACAGAAGAGCGAAACGCGGTATATAGCTTTTTTGCTTCGGTAACATACTCTTCATATACTCATTTTCAGCGTCGCTGTTCTGGCTGTCTGTAATGTCGTTAAAAATTCTAGCCCAATGCTTTTTTGCTTCTGGCTCTAGGCTAATAATATGCTCTACTACTGTACCGTCTTCGTCTAGCTGTATTAGCTTGTTTTTTACGTCGCTATACATAGCTAGTATATAGTCGCTGTACCATTGTAAAAGTTCCTCGTCCATTTCTGCCTCGTTATACGCTTCTACTTTTAGGTCTGGATAGCATATTAGCATACGGTCTACAAAGCCGTTTTCTTTATTTTCTGCAGTAAACAGGCCGCTAAGTATAGCAGGCTGTATACCGCCGAGTACAGGTATAATAGGACTTTCTACGTAGGTATTTTTAACGGTTTTACGATTTAGCGCTACAGGTTTATTACTCCAACTAGATAGCCAAAACTCTAAATCCGAGCCTGCGCGGTACTTATTCATATCTTTAATCCATCCTGCTAGCTCGTCTTTAAAGACGCCTACAGCGTTTGGATTTTCTTCGTGTAGCTCTACTAACGCTTCTATAGTAACGTCGTTAACTATAAATTGCTTTTTAGTCGGCTCGCGTACCTCTTGAGCGTTTTTCTTTTCTTTAGGTTCTAACGCCTCGTACTCTTTAAATGCTTTGTAGCGCTTCTGGTAGTCTTTTATTTCGCGGCTGTTTATTTTCTGCAGAGGCCGGACTACATTATCTACCGAAGGCGTTTTTCCTAGGCCTGCTTTACCGACGCAACTAATCCAGACCGTAGTACTTTCGTTCCAGCCTGCTTTTACTTTTAGCTTCATAGAGTTACCTATTACTACCGATAGCATCCATACCATACTAGCGCCCATATAGTCTAGCGAGCTATCTAGCGTTTTATTACATTCTACTAAATAATGCTGTATACCTTTTGGAAAAATATCTATTGGAAAAGTTAGCGTAGAAACGTCTATTTTAATTTCTTCTTCTATGCGCTCTATAGGTACTACTACCCTGTCGCCGTAGCCTTCTGCGTATAATGCTTTAGCGCTCGCCGAGTAGTCGCCGTTATGGTTTTTCCAAGTGTAAAGAGCGTACGGCGTTAGTAGTTTCTCGTTTGGATAAGCCGTACCTGTACTAAACAGAAATAAACAGCCAGAATCCCGATATATATAGCCGCTATGCGCGGCGTTAGAGCCGTAGCGCTTTACTATGTACCTGCTTTGTAACGTTCGTACTACTTCGAATTCGTCGCCTACTACGTCTAGTACTGTATTACGCTCGTTAAAGTCTGTCCAAGGCGGTACGCCTGCAGTATCTATTTTAGGCGTTTGTTTTTTCGGTTCGTCTACAGGTATATGCTCTGTAGGTTCGTCGTAGAATTTAGCTATTTCTATTAGTATATTATGCTCTTCGTCGGTTAACTTTTCTACAGACAAATAGTCCATTTTATTAACGCAGTCGTCGTAGACTACTATATAGCCGCCTACGCCTCGCGTTTCTATAACCGCTTCTTTATGTTCTTTGCGCCTAGCTAGTTTTACGTTACCTAGTTTGCTGTCTGTTCTGTATACTAAATGATAGCCGAAATTTGCCGTTTTGTATACGGCTACTTTTTTGTCGAAGCTATCTATATTATCGCGAATGAAGCTAATAAACTCGCTAAAAAACGTTTCGCGGTCGTCTACCTTCGGAAATACTTTTAAATCTACGTCTATACAAAAGAGGCCGTTAAATCCTGTAATTAAGCCGTAGCGCCAGACGTTCGGCTTTTTTAGGTTAATAGCTAGCTCTACTTCTGTTAACGGTTCGGACTGCAGACGTTTCCAACTTTGTAGCGGCTTTTTGTCTTCGTCTACTACCATTATACTAAAGCCTGCCTTTAGTAGTTTTTTGCCGTCGTCAAATTTTAGGCTGTTACTCATTCGCTTCGTTGCTTTTTAAAAAATGTAGAGCCGTACGACGTTTAAACGTACGAGCCGAAAATGTCCAACGATAAACGATTTTTCGGCGACTGCTCTACAAGGTCTTTACTTCTGGTTTCGTTGTCTATTAAAAACTTTTACAGTCTTTAACGATTGCAAAAGTATAATATATTTACTAAGTATAACAGGTTTCTAGAAAAGTTACATAAAGTTTCCAATTTAGGCGGTAAAAGTTACAGCAAAAGTTCCACTAAAACAGAGCTAAACGGCTGTACTGCAGGCTTTTAATGCTTTGCAAGTGTAAACTAAACTGTAACTTTTGCTTTTAGCGCATCTACGAAGGTAATACTATTACCGAAGAGCTAAAAGACAGGTTTACACTAAAAAGCGGTTTCCATTGGCCTGTATGCCGCGCTACGACTACAAACAGGCGTAAAATTTGGTGGAAGATTGTGGAACTATTGGCCTGCAAAAAGTTACACTAAAACGCAAAAGGTCGGCATATAGCCGACCTCCTCGCGTAGTATACGAATAGATTTTTAAAAAGGCAAGTCTTCGCCTTCGTCTTCGTATATTTGCGGCTCTGGCGCTTTCTTTTTTGGCGCTTTCTTTGCCGTAGGTGGAGCAGGTGCAGACGGCGCTACAGGTGCAGGCGCGATAGGCGCAGGAGCTCCGGTCATTTCTGCGACGTCTATTTTCCAGCCTTGTAGACTGCTGTAGTATTTACCGTTATGCTCGCGGCCTCGTAGGTTATAGCTAACCGTAACTATACTACCGACCTGCAGACCGTCTAGCTTTTCGCAGTTACTCTGCGTAAACTCAAAAGGTACGTACTGCGGATACTGCGTATTAGCGTCGCGCTGTAATACTAGTAGCCTTTTTCTAAATCCGTTGTCGCCAAAAGTTTCTACTTCGCCGATTAGGTGGACTGTACCTGTTGCCTCTAATTTTTCCATTTTTAGTTTTTTGGAATTAGTGAATACTGCATTAAATGTGATTAAAAAGCGGCTGTATATTGTCCGCTATGTACTGCCTGCAGGCTATAACTCGTTCCTGCATTTTCTGTAAAATTTCTGCGTCTGCCTCTATTTCGAAACGTTTGTAGCGTAAACCTGTAGGCAGATTTTCGTAACTCATAAAAGAGCGCATTTCCTCAAATAGCTCTACAGGTACTTCGTCTAGCTGTAGGTCTTTTGCTTTCATATATGCGGCTCGGTCTATTAAATGCTCTGGAGCATCCATTAGCGTATAAATTAGGCCTGCTTTTCGTCTGCCTGTTAGTTGCATATAACCGCGAAGTTGATACTCGTAGTTTTGGTACTTTTTAGGCAGGCCTTTAATTTCTTTAGCGAATAGCGGAAACGTAAACGCGTCCCAAGCGTTTTTTATATCTTCTACGCTGTCTTTTAGCAGTACGTCTGGCGTACCTGTAAAAAAACTGTCTTCGTAGTACTGCGTATTTTTCTGTACGCTGTCCGGCCATTTGTTAAGCGTTCTAGCTACCGCTATACTGTCGTCTTCTTTTAGCGTACCTTTTTCGCATTGCTTACTATAAAAGTCTTTTCGTCGGCTGTAGGCCTGCTCTTTTGCCCAATCCTCTAGGTAATTAGTACAGGTAGCAGAAAGGCTACTACTGCTTCGCGCGTTAGTCATAATTTGACCTATAGCCGAGCATCTTATTTTAAATTCTGGTAGCTTCATTTTTTCTGGATTAGTGTTTCGTTTTTAGCTGTTAGTTTGTAGTGCTTTTTAACTTCTGCTATATCTACTTCGCCTGCTACTACGGCGCTATGCCATCCGTTCCACTGTTCGTGATTTGGTTCTAGCTCTGGCTTTTCGTCTACCTGTTCGGCTACCTCTTCTGCAGGCGCTTTGTCTCGTACTCTTACAGCCTCTACATTTTCGCCGAAGGCGCGAACTTTTGCCGCGTAACAGGTAACGCGTTTACCTGCCCAATCCTCTACGAAAGGCGAGCCTAGCGCTTTAGTTATGGTTTTCTGGTTTATGCTGTTTAGTATCCAAGGCGGATAGCCTTCTAGCTGTGCTATTGTATGCTCTTCTTTTTTACCGTCGGCTACTGTAACGGTTTCTTTAGCTACGGCTAGTATTTTAACTATTACGTCGCCGCCTGCTTCTATAGGTACGTACGCCCCGAAAAAATCAGGGTTACGCAATGTTTTCCAATGCGTTTTCTCATTCATATCGTTATATTTTAAATGTTTTGCGAATATACTAAATATTACGCATACGCAAATATACAGACGAAAAAAAAGGCCTATTTACGAAGAGGCCGTAAATACGTAGCCTGCGTTAGTTTGGTCGATATTTACGACCGTCTGCCAGTCGCCTATTAAATCTGCATACTGCATACCGTTCTGCTCGGCGGCTGTTACGCCTAGCTGTAGCCTACCCATAACGACGTCGTTAACGTCCTGCGCTGTAGCAGGCGTAGCGGTTTCTATACTCTGGATTTGCCGCCTAGCTATAAACGACGGCGGAAAGTCTAGCCTGTAGTAGTTAGCGTCCTGTATAATCGCGCGGCATATACCTAAAAGGCCTTCTAAAAATATAACGCTAGCTGTATCGCCGCGCGCTATTAACTGTCCAGAGCTATCTAGCGTATTTTTAGCAGAGGCGTACGCGTCTATATTAAATACGTAGTCGCCTTGCGCTACTGTAGGGTCTTGATTCTGGTAGTCGCCGCGAGCTAAAGAGACTATTATACAAGGCGTTTCTACAGCGTCTACTTTAGCGTATCGCTCTGTAAAAACAGGTATGTCTATAGTTAGGCCGCGTAGCGCTACCTGCTCTGCTAATTCTACAGCTAAAATAGAGGCTATACGGTCGCGTATTGCCTCGTATGCCTGCGTAGGTATAACTGTAGTTATTAAAGCCATTAGAGCGAGCCGTTACCGTTTACATTAGCCTCTTCTGCAGAGCCTAGTATTAGTACTATTAGGCCTATAGTTTCGTCCGGGTATTGCTCTACTACTACGTAGTCGCGTAATACGTCGGCGCTGTCGTTAATCTGGACGCGTTTGCCTAGTAAATTAACTTCGCCTGCAGAGTTTCTAACTGTAACGCCTGCGTCTGTTAGCGTTTTTTCGCTAAAAGATACGTGAGCATTTAGCGAAGATATTTTAACGCCGTCTGTATCGAAGCCTAAATAGTGCCTAGCTGTAGTACCTTTAACCTTTGCTATAGTACCGTTAGATAAATACATATAAGCTACTACGGCGAAGCCTGTAGCGTCGTTAGTAGTAATTTGCTCTATATCTTTCTGCGCCTGCTTTAGTAAACCCATCGGAGTAAAGTTAAAAAAAAAGCGCCGTAACTTAGTTACCGCGCTTTTTTAATCTATTGTATTAGTTTTTAGCTAACCTCTTCTAGTAGACTGTAAAGCGACTTTTTAGTCCAAGTTTTGTTGAACTTAGCGTCTGCCTCTTTTAGCCTCGCTATAATCTGCTTTTTACTTAGGTCTGAAAACGCAGGTATGCCGCCTGTAACTTCTGCGGCCTCTTCTACCTTTTCTACTAGCTTAGTTTCTGGCGCTTCTACCTCTGCAGTTTCTACTACCTCTACTTCTACCTCTTCTGCATTGCTAGAAGCTACAGCCTCTAAGTAGCCGCCGCTGACTAGGTCGTTTACAGGCGCGGCTAACTGCGCCTGCGTAACGACTTCGCCCAAGGAAAATACCTTGTTTCTTCTGCCGCCTAAACTTAAAGCTATAACTCTATAGCTCTGCATTTAGATAGCTTTAAAAGTATAGATTTCGTCTACTGCTACCGGAATAGCTACGCCTGCGCTTTTAATGTCGAAGATATGCGCTGACATTCTGTCGTCGATATAGTCGTTAAAAACGTATGCGCCGCGAGTATTAACCGCTCCGCCTGTGCTAACTAGTTGCGGTACTGCCGCAAAGCCTAATTTAAAACGCGGCTGTTCTGGCAACAAAATAACTTTTTTCGGGTCTAGGTAAGGCGTACTAACGCCTGCCGCGTCGTCGTAAAACTCTGGGTATGTCCAGATGTTAAAGTTATACGCGCCTGCTGAAATTCTTCCGTGCAATGCGCCGCCTACGCTGTCGCGCTGTGGTGCGAAAGCCTCGTTTAAATCCATTCTACGAATGTCCGCTTTTGCCGCAAAAATTGGGTTATTAAACAGTACGTTTAGTACGTCAGAACCTACTATAGCGTTAATAGTAGAGCCTCTGCTTTTGCCTACCTGTCGCAAAAAGTTTGCGCCGTTCTCTAAAGCTACTGCAGGGTCTACCGTAGCCTGCGTCCAATAATTTGGAGCGCCTAAGTCTACTAAAGAGGCCGCTTTTCGCTTGTAGTCGATATTAGTACCTTGATTTAGCTGTACTATACCTGTAGTAAGTACCTGCGCGCATTGTAATTCATACGCTCGCTCAATTTTCGACTGTAGCATTTGCATCTCGTCGTTTAGCTCGCGAACAAATCCGGCGAAGTCTGTACCGCTAATTACGCCGCTAGCTGTAAAAAGCCTGTCGTAAATTTCTAGGTCGGTAGCGTCCATATACTCGCGGTAGTAAGGCGGTAAAAACGCTTTTTGCGTAGACTTGCTAGCGCTGTTTCTGTTGCCTTCTGTACCTCGCTCTATGTCGATAGCTACTTTTTCTGTACCTCGCTGTACTTCTATAGAAAGGTATTTACTGCCGCTTTCTACTGTTGGAAAGAAAGAGCGCAGAAACGACATTGGAGTAGTACGTTCTCTGTATTCGTCTATACGCGTTTGCGTAAAAACTTCTCTGGCCTGTGATGCTGGAATGTTCATTTTTTACTGATTATCGAAGTTAGTTAACTCTGTACTGCCGACTAGCTTAATACCTACGGCGTCGCCTTGGATTGCGTCTCTTACTAGCTCGCCGTTTACCATTAAAGTGTTTAGCGTATCTGTACCATTTACAAAAACAAGTTTTGGCGCTACTACGTCGCCTGCTACGCAAATATTTACGTTAACGGTTTCGCCTCCCTGAATCGTAACGCTTTGCGTTAAAATACCGATAGGCATAGACTTAATATCCGTACTGTCGAAAGGTATTAGCATATCCGTACCTATATAGCGCGCCATAACTGTACCTGCTTCTAGTGTACCTACGTCGTAGCTAGAGTTAGTAATAGACTCTTCTTGGTATCTGTTGTTCCAAACAAAGATTTTAGAAGTGTCGTAATTTTGAAAAAGTTGATTGGAAGTGTCCATTATCATTACGTTTTTACGATTTAGAATTTAGATTTAGTGCGGACTTTGCTTCTGCCATAAAGTCGGCTACTGCCGCTACTGCTTCTGCTTCTGTACCGTCGGTTTTCTTTTCGCCTACTTCTGGCGTTTCGGTCGCCTCTGCTGTAGGTGCTTCTGCTTCTGCGCTAGCTAGTTGCTCTGCGGCAAATTCTGCTCTGGCAAAAGTTACCATTTCTTTAGAGCTAATTTCAGCTCCGGCCTCTATGCCTGCTTTAACACCTTTAGCGTCTACTTCTACAAACTGTAAAAACGCCTCTGCTCTGGCTTTTTCTTTAGCTACGCCTTCGGCTACTACCGCTTCGTATGCTTCTGGATTTTCATTTTTAAACTCTGAAACCGTCATTTTTCGACTTTTTGGATTTTTAATTTGGTCTTCTTTTGGTGCATAATGCGCGGCTATTCTGTCCGCGAAAGCGTTTAGCTCGGCTCTTTTTGTAGGCGTTATTTTAACTACCTTATCTACTAGGCCGACCTTTTTAGCTTCTGCGGCTGTTAGCTGTACGTCTATGCGGCTATCTAAACTAAATAGCTCTTTAAAAGATACGCCTGTTACCGCTTCAAATTTTTCCGAATTAACGCGACTTTCTAACGCTTTGCGTAGGCTTTTATTTATAGCTACTAGCGCGGCCTTTCGGTCTTCGGTAAAGTACTCTTCGTTTTGCTCAATCCAAGGCGAAAAGGCGGCTCTATGTAGCGTAAATCTGCTAAAGTCTGCCGCCTCTACATTATCTGCATACGCTAAGAAAAAAGCGCCCATACTATGCGCGCCGCCGTCTACTTTAACCGTCTTTTTAACCTTTAGCTCTGAAAACTTAGCTATAGCGCCCCAAGTATCTTCAACGCTACCGCCTTCGCTGTTAATTCGTAAAACTATGCCGCCGTCGTCTTCTTTAACGTCGTCCATAGCTCTAATAGCTCGGACGATTGTCTCGTTAAAAAGCGCGCCGTATAAAAGAATTTCCTTCATAGTTAAAGGCAAAGCAAAATAAAAAAGAAAAGGCGCGCAAAGAATGTATACATTTTTTAAATTTGGAGTATGTCTAATACTTCTACCGACTTCGATAGGATTGTACTGCAGAATATCCTAAAAGAAACAAAGGCGACGCTAACTAATATAGCGCTAAATAAAGGTACTACTGTAGTAGCTCTGCTACGACCAAAAATCCGCGAAATACTAAAAGAGGCTACAGAGGCGCAAAAAATGCCGCCTCTAAAGGATTAAACGCCTTCGCTCTTTTCATCTTCTGTTTCTAGGCCTACTGCATCCATAGCCGCTAGCTCTTCGCTAAAGCGGATAAAGTTTTCTGTACTTTCGCCTTCGCCTAAATTTTCGGTCGCTTTTTCTGGCGTCGTTAAAGGTACGTTTACGCCTAGAGGACCCAACTTTTCGCGCTCTGCTCTGGCTTCTTTTAGCGGGTCTATATGCGGTACGTTAGAGCCTATCCACCTACTAGAAGAGTAGGCCGCTACAGCCATTTCGTTACCTACCGCGAGCGCATTAGTATAGCCTTTAGCTTGTACTTTTTTACTAAGTATTTCGCTCCAGAGCCAGAATTTATAGACAGGCTCGTTTAACTGCGCGCTAAACTTTTTACGAATTACTCGAAGCGAGTTTTCCCAATCCTTTAACGCGGCGCGCGAGGCGCTAAAATTGTCGTCGTACAGCATACGCGCGACGTTAGGCGGTATACCTAGCGCGGCGCAAATAATGTCGAAATTAGTATCGTAGAAGTCTTTAAAGTTGATTTCTACTTTGCTTTCTAACGCTTTTAGCTCCGAGCCTTGAGCCATATTAAACGTTTGTTTATCGGTAGAAACTGCTACCGTTCTAGCCATTGCGTTACCGCTAACGTCTACAGGTAGACCGTCTGGACTACTGCCGTCTACGTCGTTAGCTGTGGCTAGTCTTTTTAGTAGCGGACTTTCGCCTGTGCTATACTCGCTATGTACTATCTGGTAGACTATTTTAGCGCGCTCTTCTGCAGAGCCTACCGTAGCTTCTTTGTAACGCTCTAGCTTCTTTAGTGTTTCTAGTACTATAGAAACTAGCGGCATACCTCTAGTGCTGTCTATGCGGTATCTGCTACCGTATACCATAAAAGCTAATTTCTGCTTCGACTTTCTACCTACCGACTGTATTCGTTTGTAGTCTAACGCCGCGCGCTTTACATAGTATGCAGTATGCGCGCCTTTGCTGTCTAGCTCTACGCCGTTAACTATTCTATTACCATTTCTAGCAACACCTAGACCTAGCGGCGTTTGGATATGCTGTCCGTCTATTAGCTGTACTTTTACTACGCCTTTAACTAAACGCATAACTACTAAAACGTCGCCGCCTATTAGCGTATTTTTCATAGCCTCGCCTTCGTCTAAACTAAACGAGCTATTTCCGCTATAGGTGCTAAATGTATTTTCAGACCAAATTTTAAAACGAGCCTCTACCGCCGCCGCAAATTTGTTCCGGCCTTCTTTAGTAAAGTCTTCTATGTTTTCGGTCTGCAGTACTTTTAAGTTAGGCGAGGCCTGCAGTTTTAATCCTGTACCTACTGCCCAAGTAACGTAGCGGTCTATAACTGTTTTAGTAACCTCGCTTTCTGTATAGCTCTGCCAACTTCTAACGCGTAGCGCCGCGTAGTTTGGCAGGTAGTTAATAGGCGGACCCAATTCGCCGCTATTTTTTTCGCCGTTATACGACAAACTCCATCCTGCGCCTGCAGGTAACGCAGAGCTAGTTTTATATGCTTTCGCCTTTTCGGTAGACTGCTCGGCGCTAGGTTTTAGTATACCTGCTAGGCCTTCGCGTATGTCTTTAACAATTCCCAATCCTAAAGTTTTTTTCGTCTACTAGGCGTACTACTCTGCCCTGCAGTCTGTTAATAATTCGCTGTTCCAGAGCGTCTAAAGCTACTAGGCCTGCTGTAATACTACCTACGCTTCGGTATATGGTTTTAATTTTTGTCTGGCCGTCGTCTAAACTGTACTCCTCTATATTGTCTGTACTCGCGGCCTTTAATAGTATTAGCTCTAGCTCTGCCGCTATTGCGCGTATGCGATTTAGGCGGACTATTAAAGTAGTAGCGCTGTCTATATAGTCAAATTCTGAATTATACGTAACGCCTGTAGAATTAGGTAGCATTTTGTAAAGGTATTAAAGAGTTTTAATTTCGTCTATTTTGGCTAGCGTTATGTCTTCTACTAAAGGCGTACTAGCCCAAGATAAAGCCGCTAACTGCAGAGCCGTACCGCCGTCCTGCGGTACAGGCGTCCAAGCAGAAAAAATATTTTTTAGCTCTGCTACGCTGTCTTTTAGCTCGTTAACGCTCGCCTCTATTTGTCCGTAGCGCGCTAGGTTATCTGCGTCGCCGCCTAGCTCCAGAGTGCCGTCGTTTTTTAGATATGTATAGAAGACTTCGTTACCGTTGCTGTCTGTTGCAAACGTTCTAAACTCGCCTACGTCTGCTATTTTGTTAGTACCTACATAGCCTACTACTACGGACTGACCGTTAACGCTAGTATTAGAGTATAGCGCTACGGTATCTTCTACAGGATTACTGTCTAGGCCGAAAGGCGACGCCTCGAAGTTTTCTTTAACGTCGCTACGGCCTCTGCGTAAAAACTTAATTAGCCGCCTAGCTTCTGAAATTCTGGTAGAAATAACTTTTACTATGTACATTACTTAAATGGATTTTTAGGCGTCGCGTATGTATAGGCCTCTGGTAAAACGCAGGTTAACGTAGCTGTCTGTAGCTTTTCTGTACCATTTAATACGACCTGCTCTATAAACCAATTAGAGCGACTGTATAAAAATAGCTCGGGGTCTTTAATACTAATAACGTTATTAGGTCTAATAATTCGGTCGTTTACAGTCCAACTATTTAGTTTTACTGTTAGTTTTATACCTTTTAGCTCTGCGCCTCGTTTCGCTTTTGCCGCTAGCTCTGTATCGTTGTCGTCTCCGCTTTTTTGAGTACCTACAGACGGCCTAAACGAAGTAACTAGCGGATTATCTAGTTCGGCTTCGCCTGCGTTGCCGCCTTTAATATCTGCGTCTTTTACTACCGCTACTACGCTATGCAATTTTTGTCCGTCTATAGCTATAGTCTTTTCGTACGCGTCGGATAAATCGGCTATAGCTTTGCGGTTAGCTTTTGCTTCTGTTAAAAATAACGCGCCGTACTTTGTATGCGTTACTATTATAGCTTTCTGGCTAGCTAGGCTAACTAGGTAGTTTTTTATACTACCTGTAGTAGAAGCGTCGCTAGTATCTAGTACCTCGTTAGCTCTGGCAGTAACAGCGCTATCCACTACTAGCGCTATATCGAAAGGCGCTAATAGTTTCTCCGCTATTTCTTTTAACGTTAGACCGTCAAACTGCAGAGGATAAGCCGATACAGGTACAGTACAGTCCTCTAATACGCCTGTTAACGAGTAACCGCTAATAGTAGCAGGCGTAGGCTTTGCCGTTGACCTGTAGCTATTAGATATTTTTCGGCCTGTTATTATTAGCTCGCCGTTATGCTCTATTTCTACTTTGCTATACGTTAGCGGTTTAAATAGTCTTTTATGCGCGTCGCTTTCTGCATCAAAAAGCGCAGAAAATCCAAACGAAGAGGCTACCGCATCGTAGCGCATAGTAACGTTTACGTCGTTAAAAAAGTCGAATTTTTTGTTATTTACTTTTAAAATCATACGTAAAAAACTATAGGCGTATTAGCTCGTACTAGCAGGTACTCGTTTAGTCCGAAGTTGTTAGTACGTATTAGGCGCGCTAGGTTTTCGTCTGCATTGTCTAGGCCGTAAAATCTATGCGTTAGCTCTATCGGATTGCTGTCGTATCGTAAAATAACAGTACGTTCCTGCTGTGAATTTAGCGCGATATTAAACAGGTTAGCGGCTGTTAAGTTAACTACATTTTCGAGCGCCTGCATAGTCGCAAAACTTGGAACGTAGCTTTCTGGACTGCCGCCGTTTTCTGTCTGCAGTAAATCCATAGTAGCGGCGAAAGTGTTATAGTTTTCTAGTAAAAAATCTATAGCCTGTAGCGCTACGCCTGCGCTTGCGTAGGTCTGTTCCACAGTATTAAAATTACCTTCTGCGTCTACTTCTACCTGCTGTACTGTAGATACTGCCATAGTACTAATTAGCGTACCTGCCTGTAGCGCGTACTGCTCTTTATCTTCGTTATTCATAGACGCAGGAACTAGTACTTCGGTTAGGCGGCTAAATTGCGCCTGCATTGCTGTAAATCTGCCTTCTATATTCGATACAAAGTCCGCCGGAAAACTCTGTACAAACTGTATAGCGTCGCTAGTAGCTCGTAGAGCCGTAGCTACTGCAGTAAATCCGCTACCTATAGCCGCCTGCGAAGCGGTTATAGCGGACTGCGCCGTTCTCATTGCGTTATCGTAGTAGCTACCTGCTTCGCCTGCATACTGTTTGCCTTGTTCGTATGCGCCTTGTACTTTACCTAGAAAGTCTGCGAGGCCGCTAGCTGTCGGCGGCTCTGCGTTAACGTATGCGTCGCCTAGCGCCGCGTCTGCTACCGCTTTCGCCTCTACTATAGCTTCTATAGGCGCTACGCTAACGTCTGGCCTAATTTTCTCTATAGTCTCTAATACCGTACCTGTAATTTTGCTAACGTTATGCTCTGAATTATCGAAGACTAAAGAGACAGGCTGAACGATAATATCGCCGTAGTACGGATGCGAAAGCGTCCAACTTCTGGAGTCGTTTGCCGACCGTTCGAACGCCGCCGCAGTATCTAAATTTTCTTCGCCTTGAAAATAAATTTCTATTGGAAATTTTCTGCCTTGCGCCGCTTTTCGCTCTACTAGCGTACCGTCTATATTTGGAAAATTAAACTCGGCTACGTTATACGCTACAGACTTCGTAGCGTTTAGGTAGTTCGGCGTATACTCTTTACCGTCGCCGCAGGTTATCGTTAAACCGTTTTTTACCTTTTCTAACCAACTCATTTTAGCGCTCTTTTAAATCTTTTTTCTGCCTCTGCGACAAATAAATTACCTAGCCTTTTATACGATTCCGTCGCCGCTTTTCTGGCTACCTGCGTATTTTTTACGTTAATTTTTCCAGACTTGTTTATATAGAAAATGTTAGTTTTCTTAAATCTAATACCGCGACCTGTACGGCGTATAGAATTAACGCGCCAAATTAGTCCGCTTCTGCCGCTATTCCAATCCTCTACGTAACCGCCTACGCCTGCCGCTAAAGAGGCTTTTATAGCGCGCTGACTCCAATTACTGCCTTTGCTTTCTTTGGTCTTTATTACTTTACCTGCTTTAACTTTCTTTAGCCTGTTTTTAGCTTGTACTGCTCGGCCTCTACTACCGCTAACTCTGGCTTTATCTGTTGGAATGTACGTTCGGCTAATTGTGCCGCCTCGTTCCTGCGCTTCTAGGTTACTAACAGCGTCGCGGCCTTTTATGCCGTTGTCCGACATACCTACCGTAGCTACTAAGTCCTGCAGACGTTTACCGCTAGCGAAGTTTACGCGCGAGCCTCTTTTAAAAAATGTTTTATTTCGAGTTTCGAAGTTTTGGCCTGCAGTCTTCGGTAGCGTCTTCTTTTTAACGTCCATAGCTACGTCGTTTAGCGTTTTTCTAACGACATTAGGGAGCGCTGTAGTACTTAGTTTTTCTAGTTTATTTGTAAACTTTACTATGTCCTCGGCGTTAATATTTAGCTCTAACGCGCTAGACATTTTAACCTATTAAAACTACGCGTACGTCTGCAGGGTCGCCTAGTGGTGAGATATTAAAATAAAATTCCATATCGCCGCTACTGTTTATAGTTACACGAACTAAATTAGTAACGTTATTTCCGATGCCAAAACTTAACCATTCACTAGTTCCAAAATACTTAACCCAAATAAATATATTCCAATCTAGTAATTTGTCTAGAGTAGCGCCGTCTATAGGTCTACCGAAGTCTGCCGCGCCTACTGCAGACGGCGTACCTGCCATAGCTACCGCCGCATTGATATCTGCGCGTGAAAGCGTTTGGATATCGCCGTCGCCGTTTGTGATGGTTTCCCAGACATATTTGTTAGGCAATACCTGCAAAATCGCTTTTAAATATTGGTAGCCGTTCGTTTCGTTGTCTGGCGTATTGTTTGCAGGCGTGCCTTGATACCTTAGTAATTTATCTAGCGTCGAATGTATATCCGAGTTAGTTAAAACGTTAACAGGCGTACCGTTTGGCGTATCTTTAATTATGCCGTTTGGATATGCTGTAGGGTCTGATGTGTCAATATTTGGGTAATTCTGTACTCCTTTTGCCATTTTTTCTATATATAATTTACGAAGATAAAAGCTACTGTATTTACAGGCTTTAGTTTTAAAATTAACTGTCTAAATTCCTGCTCCCTGTTAGCGTCTACATTTGCAAAGCTACCAAAAGTAGCGCCGCCTATAAAGAAAGAAGAGCGAAAACTACCGCCGACGTCGAAATTAGCGTCCAAATTTGCGTCGATATAGTTAGCGACTAGGTTATTATAGCCGCCGTTGTACGCTATTTGTCCGTACTCAAATTGTCCGTATTCAAACGGTACGTTAATTACAGGTATAGTACTATAGTTATACTCGTACTCGCCGTACTCAAACGCTCCAAACTCTGCAGAGCTATAGCTACCTGCGTTAATGTAATCTTCTGGCGGCAGGCCGCTAATATTTTCCTGTACGTAGACGTTAAAGTTAGCTAGCTGTAGGCTTCGCTGTATGTATAGGTAATGCTGTCGCGCAGGTATATTACCCGGATGGTTCATTTTGCGAATTATCGCCGCTTTTCTGTCTACTAGCGAAGTCGCAGGATTAGTTATTAGGCCTAGCCTTGTTTCCCATTGCGCGGCGTCTTCTGCTGTAAAATTTGCGTTATCTGGCAGTACTGCGTATAGTATCGCTCTAGCGTCTTCGAAGGCCTGCGCTTCTGTAACAGCTAGCGCTTTATTAACGCGGTCTAGTGTACCGCCGCTAGGCATTTTAAACGCTCTGCCTGTTGGATATAGCTGTCTAGTTACCTTTCTAATTATTTCTTCGCGCGTAGCCATATTTTAGCTAAAGGTAATACTGTTAACTTTTGGTATGTCGCCTAGTAAAAACTGCGTAGAGTTTGAAGGCGAACTATTTACTAGTAGCGTTAAACTAGTAAAGTTAACGCCTTGTACTGCGTCCTGTATCGTAAAAATGATACCGTTAATATTTATAGTATCGTTTACCTCTGCTAGTACGTCTGCGCCTGCTATAAAAGGCCTAATTCCATCTACGTATGCAGTTAGTGCGGCTGTAACGGTATTTTCGTCTAACGCTGTACCTGTAAAGTCTACTATATCTATATCTATTGGAATCGGCGTAATAGGCAAAACGTTAACTATAACCTGTACAGGCCTGCGGCCTCGTTCGTCTAAAGGTCGCGTAGTATCTGGGTCGAACTCTATAACCGCCTCTACGTCTGTTAGAATAGTCGCCGAAGGTACGCCAGAGCCTACAGGTACGCTGTCCGCGTCGGTAGCTTCTATATATACGTCTACCTCGTTAACTGCGCCGCTAGCGCTATACGGATACGACTGCCTTACGCCTTGCGCGTCGCTACTCCAGAGCCTATAATCCGAAGCCGCGCCGCCTTGCGGCTCTAGCCTGTACGCCTCTAATACTCGCGCGCGGTATTCGTCTATAGTTTCTGCCGCTATAGGGTCTATAGTTATAGCTGTTACCGTCGCTAGGTCGTCTACCTGCGCTATAGGCGAAGTTACCGTTAAAGTATCGGCTACTATTAGCTCGCTGTCGTTTCCGGCTGTTAGCGCTCGTAGCGTTATACTCTGCGTAGTACTCGTTAAAGTAACGGCGGCGTCTAGTACATACAAAAATCCCGGACTTGTACTAGTATCGTCCGACTTGAAAGTAGTCTGCGCTTCTACGGTCGCGCCTATTGTACCTGTAACATCTACTGCGTACTCGCCTGCAGTAGCCGCAAACGGATTACGGTTTAGCTTTACTCTACCGAAGCGCTCTAAAGTACCGCCTAACGCTTCTGGGTCTGCAGTATCGGCGAAAATGTTTTTTTGCAAAAAACCGATAGCTAAATAGAATAGCTTTAGTTTAGCCGCTTGTACTGCCGCCAGAGCGCGCAAAAATACGCGGCCTATCGGACTAATTTGTATACCTAGCTCTGCTTCTAAGTCTGTTAGAATAGAAGTATATAACTCGGCTGTAGTTGGGATAGTCGTCATTTTTTCGCTTCTTTTTTGCGCTTTCGGTACTGCCTGTACTCGAAGGCTGATTTATAGATAATTGAAAGAAGCAAAGAAAGTATAGTTAGCATTAAAATAATAGGCGGAGCTAGTTCGTTTATTTTGTCGGTTAGATTTAGACCGTAATAGCCTACGCTAAAAGATACGCCGACCGTATCTAATATTAGCAGTACTTTACCTATATACGTATGCTCTAGCTGTAGCTGTTCCATTATATGCTCAATTTTTTGCATCATTTTCTCCGCTATTTTCCTGCTGTTTCTGTATAATCTTTAAGCCTGTAGCTACGCCTGTAACCGTTCCAAATATAGCCGCCGCGCCGCCGACGTTTGTAGCGTCGGTTAGTAGTACATACCAAGAAAGCGCAGTAGCGTTTAAAATTAACCAAACGAACGCTAAACGCATAACGCTGTTTTTACCGTCTGCATCCTGTAAAAAACCTGTTTTTCCTGCCTGCATTACTCTATTTTGAAAATACCTATTGTACGCGTAAAGGTATTACCTGCGTCTGCGTTATCCCATTTAAGAAATACCTCGAAATCCATATTAGCAGTAGTATTTAACGTACGCGGACTAATATCTGCTATAGCTTCTACAGGCTCGCCGTTTTCTACAAACTCGGCATAGTCAGACAAAGAGCCAGAGCTACCGACGCTTTGAACGCTAGCTTTATATTTACAGCGCCATCCAGAAGCGGATGCGTTACCGCCTACGCGCAGTACGTCGTAAGCTACGACGCCGTTAATTTTAAATATAATAGCAAAGTCGTCGCTACTACTTGCGTTACTGTATTGACCTGCTAGCTCTATCGTAATTACGCTACCTTTTCTAACGCCGTCTGCAGGTATATTGTGCGCTAAAATTTCTGTTTCGACGGTTGTATTTGCTACGGTTACTGCGCCTATAGTATTGGATTTTACGCTTCTATCCCATTTAATTTGTCCTGCGCCGTCTGTTGTTAAAGTTTCGTTAACTGCGCCGTCTGCCTGCGGAAATATATATGCGCCTTCGAACCTTACTCCTGTATTACTGTTTAGCTCTATTTTGTCGCCTGCAGTAAAATCTAATTTGCCGCCGACGTTAAAACTACCGTTTTTTTTGGCAGACAAATCCAAGTGCATAGCTGTTGCATCTATTTCTATTTGTTCGCTAATAAATTTAGAAAATACGCCGCCTACTGTTCCGTCGTATTGCAAATCCAAAACGTCTAGGCCTGTAGTTTTGTTATGTATATAAAACTCGTCGCTAGTAGCTCTAAATGAAGAGTTAAATAAACTATAGTATAGCGGATTGATACCGTTACTACCGTCGTACCATTGCATAGAGGCAGTTTTTCCACCTATTTCTACTGCCGCTAAATAGCCTTCTGAGCTACTAACCATTACTTCTGCTTTAGGACTAGCATTAAACAAACTGCCAGAATACATTTCGACTTCTGTAGGCGAAATAGAAACTCTATTTATTAGGTCTGCGCCGTCTATCCAAATCTGCCGCGTACTAGTATTAACTAGAGGCAAATATCCGCCGCCTTGATTTATTTCTAAAGAGCCTGCTATAGATTGCATTACCGTATCCGCTACTATATACTCGTAGCCTGCGCCGTTAATTCGCAAGTCTACCGCGTCTAGCTTTGTATTATACTCGCCGACAAATAGCGCTCGGTCTGCGCCGGACTTCATTTCTGCCGTACCGTCTACGTTAAATTTAGCGTCGCTTTTTGTAGAGCTACCGACGTTTACAGTATCGGTTAAATTAGACGGATAAACTCTGCCGCCTGTTTTGCTCCAATAACCGCCGCCGCCGCCGCCGCTACCTATATCTTCCCAAGCTAGGCCGTTGTATACTACGACTACTTCGTTAATAGTATCGTATGCTAGCGAGCCTGTAAATACATACGTTAGAGTATCTAGGTTAGCGTGGTCGGTACGCTGTAAAACCTGCCGACCTATGGAAATAGTATTGCCTAGCTCTTCGTACGTAACGTAGCCGTTTTGCGTTTGCGAAAATGCAGAAGCGCATACGAAAAAAATAGAAAATATGCAGAGTAGTTTTTTCATTTTAGAGTAATATTAACTTCTAGGTTAGCGCCGCCTTTTGCGGAGTTTAGTGTTAGCGTCTGGTTTAAAGTAGCTGGGTCTACGCCTTTTTTTACTGTAAATCTACTGCCTACGTCGTAGCCGCTACTGTCAAAAATAGCATAGCTTTTTATAGTGCCTTCGAAGTTAGTACCGTCTACTATAACTACGTAGTCTTTATTACTAGCTACCGTTACAGTAGTCGAAAATATTGTTCCAAATTCGTCAAAAAGCGAGTTAACTATTTCGTTTAAAATTGTACGTACTCGTACGCCTGTAGTTAACTGCTGACCTGTTATGTCTATTTGAGTCTGTACTTCTAATAGAAGTTGTCCGCGCGTTGCCATTTAGTTAAAATCGTTATTAAAATCGTTATTAAAATCGCCGCCGCTAGTCTGTAGAGCGTTTTCGCCTGCTACTAAAGAAGCGTTTATTCCATCCCATAAAAATATGAAAACCTGCTCTTCTAACTGTTCTGGTTTTGTTACGCGTATACGTATTTCCAGACGGTCTGGCGCTGTTATTTCTGTCTCTATATTTATTTCTGCGAAGGCCTGCATAAAAGCTAAGTCTTTAGCTATTGCCTGCTCTATAATTAGCCTGCCGCTACTGTTTAGCGCAGTACCGTTTAAAGTCCTCTCTGTAAGGCTATTAAATTGGAAATTAGGTTCGTCTGCATAAAGCAAAGCGTTAGCCCAATAACTAAAATCCTGCTCTGCCGCATTTCTAACGCCTGTACTCTGCGCTAAGTTACCGCCAAACATAGCTAGATATACCATATTGTTCCAGCCAGAAACAGTCCGAAGGTCGCGGCCTACTAGTAGAGCGTCGCCGCCGTTACCTGTTTCTACTATTTCTACGTCTAAAATCATATACCTGCAGTAGAAGTTACATTTATCGGAACTATGTCGTTATCGGTACTAACAGACGCCGCGCCTGTAGCGTCGTTAACGTCTATAGTAACGTTTTGGCTAGCTTTAGTTTCTAGCGTCTTCGTTAGGCTGTCCTGTCGCTCCTGCGCAGGATTAACCTTTTCGCTGTCGCCGCCTGTTTCGCCTGTGTTAACGCCTAGACTTTCGCGGAAATTTTCAATTTTAGCCGCGCCTTCTATAGCCAAAGCGCCGAGTTTTCCGGGTAAATTGCCTGCTATTTCTAGAAGTTGCTGTAGAGGCATTAAAACAGCATCTAAAAGCGTTACGCCGATAGCTTTAATACCTTCTACTATACCGCCGTTTTTAAACGCGTCGGTTATCATATCCCAATTACGGCGGAAACTCTGTATCATAGATATAACAAGGCCTAGAGGACCCAAGAAAATAGCCAGAGCCGCGCCCCATTCGTCCCATTTTGCTACTATAACAGCTATTAAAGCTATTAGTATAACTACTGCCGCTATTATTAGGCCGATTGGATTAGCTAGCATAATAGCGTTTAAAGCGGCCATATTTCCGGTAGCCAGAGCGACGCCGATATTAAAAGCTATCATAGCCGCATCGTATAGCCAGAGCGCCGCAGTCATTATTTTAGTCGTTAACATATACGCCTTTTGCGCTATATTATTCGCATTAGTTAATACGACCGACTTAGTAAATAAAGCGTTATATACGCCGATAGCGATATAGTAGGCAGTAGTAGCCGCAGTAGCTAAAACTATTATAGCTTTTAGCGCTATTAGGCCGATAACAAACGCGCCGATAACTTTAACTGCGGTTAGTCCTCGCTCTGCCCAAAGTCTAACCTTTGCTTCGTGTTCGGTTAGCTCGCTAGTTGCTTTCTGCAGGTTAGAAGCCAGAGCAAACATTTCCGTAATAACCTGTACTACATTAGTTAGAAAGCGACCGAAAGCGCCCTCGCCGTCTTCTAAAGACAAAATAAAACCTTGATATGCGCTATCTAGAATAGTTAACGCGCCTGTTAGCGTTGCTAGTTGCTTATTTGCGGCCTCTGCTGATTTGCCTTTAAACTCTTTACCTAGTAGCGCGGTCTGCTCGCGTACTTCGCCGAGTTTGTCGGCTAGTATTGTACCTGCTACTGCAGGCCTTTTTCCAAGTTCGTCAAACGACGTAGTTAATTTATTGCTACTTTTCTGGATTTTTTCTATAATCTGCGAGTAGTTAAGGCCTTGACCTGCGCTTTCTATAAATATATTTTTTAGCGCGTTTGCAGACATACTAGCGTCGATACCTGCGTCCGATAGTTTTCCCATTAGCGCTAGAAGTTCGTCGAAGCCGATACCTGCCGCCTCTGCCGCGCCGCCTACTATCGGTAGCGCTGTATTTAGCTTTTCGAAGTTTAGCGCGCTCGTTTGCGTCGCTAGCGTCATTTTGTCTAAAACGTCTGCAGTATGCTCCGGCTTAAATTGCGCGAAAGTGTTAATAACAGCTCCGGTTAAATCTGCCGTTTCTGCTAGCTCTGCGTTCATACCTACAGCGCCGTTTATAGTCGCTTCGGTCATTTCCAGAATGTCGTCTTTTTTGAAGCCGAGCCGCGCAAATGATTCCTGCAGGCCTACTACTTCGGCGGCTGTTTTGGCCGTCGTAGCGCCGAGCCGTTTAGCGTCTGCCGATAGCTCGGCGAGGCCTGCGGCTGTAGCGCTAGACATAACGCTAGCTAGGTTAGCGTTAGCCTGTTCGAACTTCATAAAGACGCCGACCATATTTTTAACGCCTTGTACTATCGCCGCGCCGCCTATAAATAAGCCTAGTCCGCCTAGCGCGTTAGTTAATTTAGTTACAGGTTTAGTAACTCGCCTAAAAGCGCGGTCGGCTCTGGCGGTAGTAGCTTCTACTTTCGACGCGAAGCCTGCAGTACTTTTTCCCATCTTCTGGACGACAGAGGAAAATTTATCTACTGCAGAAAATTTAGTAGCTATTTTTAAGGCGGCGGACATCTACTTCGTTTTCGGTTTTACGGACTCTTTTACGTCGTTATACCAAAACTCTAAGCCGTATATATCCGCATCATCGACATAGAGTTTATTTACATACTCTGGCGTCCAATGGTGCTCCCTAACTACGCTAACTACTTGATTTGTAAGGCTCTGGAGGCTTACAGAAAAAAAAGCGCGACATTTTGCGAAACACTATAATCAGCCGTATCTAGCTTGCCGATAATAGCGGCAGGCTTACTGCAGAGCGCAGAAACTAAAGCAATAACTCTACCGTCTACGTCGCCTGCTTTAACGCCTTTCATTTTGGAATGCGTTTCGCTTACTGTTAGCCGTAGTTTATAGGTTAGCTCTGTTAGAGCCGTATCGCCTGCTATTGGCGCGTCTAGTAAATGCGTTAGCGTACAGTCTTCGTTAACTACTAGCTGTCCGTACTGTACGGCCTCTATTAGCGTTTCGATTGTATCTTTATTGCTTTCGCGTTTTCCGGCTCGTACGCGCTTTGCGTCTAGCCATTTTTCGACGTCTGCCGTAGCTGTTTCTTTGTCTACCATTTTGTTAGCCTTTTTACTTCGTTTTTAGCCTTGTTTCGAAAGTCTGCCGCCTCCCATTACCGAAAGCGGAATAGTAGCTTCGTTGCCGTCGCCTGCTATGTCGCCTGTAATAGTACCTACGCCGCTATAAACAGCGCCGTTAGAGTGCGTAATATCCCAAGTAGTATCGTCTAGGGATTCTGCTAGCTCGCTTAGTGCTTCTATGTCTTCGCGAGTATTCATATCCCAAGCTACGGTACATTCCATTTTCCAAGGTACTCGGTTCTTTTTTGTTATCGGCTGACCTGCGCCGTCGGTAGTTACTTCGTTTCTAAATCCGCCTGTGTCGAATGTCGAACTTTCGCCAGATTTAACGTATAGCGTACCGCTACCTACAGTATTATTACTGTAGCTAACTTCTTGAATATCGCCGCCTATTGCTCCCATTTTTATTATGAATTTCCAAAGTTAAAACCTGCTTCTGCTGTCGTAGAAGCAATGCGGACAACTCCTGTCCTTTTATATCTAAAAAACGTTTCTAGGCGGTCTGGATTAGTACTAGAAATACCTACCGTTAAACTTTCCTGCATAAAAGCAGGCTCGGCGATTAAAGCGCGAGTAGCTAGGCCTTCTGCATAGCTGTTTAGAATAGACTTCCAGCGTTTCGGCTTAATTACTTTAGAGGCCGTAACTAGGTCGTTATCGTTAGCTATAACGTGGTCTACTACGTTAGTCTGCTCTAGTAAGAAGTAGCCGAAGCGTACGTTAAAATCCAATACTAAATTTCTGCAGTATCTAAACTGCGGCGGTAGCTCGCCTAATTTATGGTACGTAGTAACAAAGTCTTGAACTACATATTTGCCGCTAACTAGGTCTACTGTACTACAGCCTTTTTTCATAATAGCGTCGCGCGTAAAGTAGTCTGCCATAGCTCCAATATAGTCTGGCGTCGGCATATCTGGGTAACTGTCGCCGCCTACGTCTAACTGCGGCGTATCCTGTTCTTTTCTAGCGAAAAGTAAAGCCATATTCGCCGCCGCTTCGAAGTCGTACGCCAGAGAAAAAGGCGCAGGACATACAGCTATAGTAACGTCGTCTAGTCGTACGTCTGTAATAGCGCTAGGGTCTTCTACTGTAGAGCCAGACAAAGCGATAAACGGTTTAAATACTATACCTGCGTATCTGCCTGTAGGCGCTGTAGGTTTAGGTATGCCGTTAAACGCTTCTAGCGTATCCATCACGTTAGAGACTAGGCCGTAACCGTTTACTACTACCGTAACCCATTCGTTTCCAAATTGGTCTAGCGCGCCTTGTACAGACGGCGTACCTGCCGCCGCTTGCGTTTGTACTACCGCGTACGTAACGCCTAAATCTGTGTTATTAGTTAGTACCTCTACGTTAGTCTGCTGTCCGGTTAAACCTGCCCACTTTGTTTCCAAAAGTACGTCGTAGCCTGTAGCTTTTGCAATTAAAGGCGTACCTAAAACGTTATTTATAGCGTTTTGGATTTTAGCGCTAATTTCTGTAGCTGTGTCGCCGACGTTAATATTTATGTCGTAAAATTCGCCGTCGATACCTGCGCGTCCGCTTACTTTAACCGTATGCGTACCGTTAGCCGTTGCTACGCCTAGCGGCGATAGTGTTAGCTTCTTTGTAGTAGCTGTTACGTCGCTAGCCTGCGGATAAACTACTGTAGGTATACCGCCGATTCCGCTACCGCTTTGCGGTCGTAAAATCCGCATTATATGGTAGATAGGCGAGCCGTAGCCGTATAGCTGACCTGCCTCTTGAGCCGTCGTAATTGCGCGGCCTTCGGTATCTAGTAACGATTGGTTATCCGCGTTCGCTTCGCCTAAAATAGCTACGCGCATCGGTAAATTTGGAGTAACGTTTGAAAAGTCGCCTTTAGTAAGTTTGTAACCTACTATGCGTGAAAGTAGCTCTAGGCCTACTGCGTCTGAAATCATTTCGAAATATTTGTTACAAAACAAAGCAGGCGCATTTTAACAGGCAAAAAATGTATACATTTTATGTACTTTCGCGTATGCGTTTAGCCGTAATAATTCCAGACAGAGGCGACAGGCCTAGCCTACTGCATAACTGTATACGTATGCTCGAAAAGCAGACCGTACAGCCTGCAGAAATACTACTAGTAGACTTTAAGCCGACCGACGAAAAAAAAGACATAACGAAACGCTACAGAATAGGCTACGAAAAACTACGAGGCAAAGGCTACGACATAATAGCGTTTATAGAAAACGACGACTACTATAGTCCAATTTATTTAGAGACTATGCTAGAAGGCTGGAAAAAGCATAACAGGCCGGATTTATTCGGTACTACGTATACCATTTACTACCATATTACACTAAAAAAATGGTTTACGTTTAACCATTTAACGCGCTCTTCTGCTATGTCTACGCTAATAAAGCCAGACTTGGATATTACGTGGCCTGTAGACGAAGATCCGTATACTGACGCGCATTTATGGCATTACATTAAAGACGCCGTAACCTTTACGCCTAAAACGCATATATGTTTAGGCATAAAACATAATATTGGACTATGCGGCGGCGCTAATCATTTTAATATGTTAGACAGGTACGAACACGAAGACGAAGGCCGTACTTTTCTAGCTAGCGTTATGGATTTAGATAGTTTTCTTTTTTATACCTCGCTATGCAGAAATACGTAGTAACTGCGCTAACTGTTCCGGGTAGAGGAAACAAAATGTACAAGGCAGGCGACCTAGTAACAGACCTTTCTTTTAGTTACGGTCTGGCTAAAAAACTAGAAGCTAGCGGCTACATAAAAAAAACAGGCTACGGCGACCTAGACGCCTCTAAATTTAATCCACCTGCAGAGCATTTAGCTATAGTTTTAGATAGCGCGCCGCAGGTTTTCGCTTCGGTAGTCGCCTCGTTAAAAGACGAAGTAGAAAATAAAGAAGAGTACAGAGGCCTCGTATATGTAGTAGGCTACGTTATACTAAATTTTAGCGACATAAAAAAACAGTTTCCAAACTCGAAAATTATAGTATACCAACTTGAACAGCTATGTAGTCCGACGTCGTTATTTTGGGGAGCGCATCATAGAGGCGCAAATACTCTAGAATGGTTGAACGGCGCAGACGAAGTACTAGACTACGCTATAGAAAATATAGACTTTTTGCGAGCTAACGGCATACCTGCAGAAAAGATAAAGTACAGGCCTATAGCGTATTCGGATAAATTTATAGTAGAAGACTACGACGCGCTATTTTACGGCTATATTAACGAGCGCAGGTATAAACTTTTACTAGCGGTTTCGAAGCGTTTTAATTTATGCGTTATCGGCGAAAGTAACGTAGATACCGAAGGCCTAGACGTAATAGCGCCGAAGTATAACGCTGACCTCTGGGGTTATATAAAACGCTCGAAAGTAGTTTTAAATATACACTACTACGAAATACAGGAGCAGGTTAGAATAGCAGAGCTACTAGCTAACGGCGTACAGGTACTAAGTGAAGTTAGTCCGATTAACTACTACAAAGGCCTGCTAACAGAATTTAACGGCGAAGCAGAGCTAATTACTAAGTTAGGCGAGCTACTAAAAAGAAAGCCGCGTAGCAAAGTCGCCGCCTTTAAAAAACTAGTTTTTCCAGAGCCAGAAGAGCCGAAGCCTATAGAAGACGACAGGCTAACTATTTATACTTCATTTACCGAAGGCTACGACAGACCTAGAAGCGACGTAAAATTTATACCTGCAGAAGTAGGCCGCTATAAAAACGACGCTAAAAACGCAGGTATAGTAAAACATTTGTATTGGAAATACGGCGTAGAAACGCCTTTTAATATGTGGGTAGACGGCTCTATATATCCGACAGAAGCGCCAGAAGTTTATTTAGATATGCTAGGCGATAACGATATAGTACTATTTAGGCATCCGTGGCGCGACTGCATCTATAAAGAAATAGACGAAACGCTCCGCCTAAAATTCGACCTGCCAGAAATAGCAGAGCCGATAGCAGAGCGATACAGAAAAGAAGGCTATCCAGAGCGTAACGGTTTAGGCGAGACAGGCGTACTAATACGCCGCGACAGTAAACTAGTACGGCGGTTTTTTACAGAGCTATGGAAAGAAATAGCTAGCGGCTCGCATCGCGACCAACTAGCATTTAACTACGTACTGCAGAAGTTCCCTAAATTAAAAGTTAAATACCTGCCGCCGAGCGTTAGAAATAATCCGGCTTTTAAAATGATAATACACGAAAAACACGTTACAAACGTAGACGGAAAACTAATAGCTAAAAGCGTAAAATAATGGAGCTAAAAGAAGCATTTAAAACAGCCTTTAACGAAAAAATTTGGACTGCAGACGGCGACCGAAGCGTTAGCGGTAGCGGTAGCGAAATTAGAAACGCCTCTACTGTAGCTACGTGGATAGACGCGCTAATAGAAATAGAACGCGTTAAAACGGTCGCGGATTTTCCCTGTGGGGATTTTAATTGGCAGTACTTATTTTTAAACGACGGCCTAGAGTATAAAGGCCTAGATATTGTACCGCAAATAGTTAAGCAGAATACAGCTAAAACTAAGAAGCGGAAAAACGTATCTTTTAGCGCAGGCGATTTAACTAGCTCTAAACTGCCTTCTGCAGACCTTTTAATAGTTCGCGACTGTCTCGTCCATTTATCTAACGAAGACGGTTTAAAAGCGCTTAAAAACGTCTGCAGGTCGGATATTAGACTACTAGCTATAACCTCGTTTATTAACCTGCAGGTTAATACGAATACAGTAGCTCCAATCTGGCGCGCTCAAAATTTGCAGAAAGCGCCTTTTAATTTGCCGACGCCGAAGGCTATACTATTAGAGCAATGCGAAGAAGCTAACGGTATATTTCCAGATAAAGCGCTAATAGTATACGAAGTAGAGGCTATAAAAGCCGTCCTATAACGTACGACTTCCAAGCGTTGTACGCGGCGTATAATTTAAAAGTAGCTATCTGTCTAGCTCTACGTCTGTACGGCGTAGTACTGTAGTACTTTAGGCCGAAAGTTTCTAAATAGCCTACCTGCAGATTTTCTAAACTGTTAGCCGCTTCTATATTCTGGACGTGGAGCTCTAGCGCTCTGTCTGCCGAAGACTTTAGCGCGCTTTTTAAAGCGGCTAAAATTCGTTTTATTAACTGTTTCATTTTAACGAATGTATGCAAAAAAAAAGCCGCCTATATGTAGGCGGCTGATTATAGGCTCTGGAGTTTAGCTTTTTAGCTCTGCTAGCCGAGCTATATAGTCGCGCTTCTGCGTAAACGTTTCGCGGCCTGCAGAGCGCATAGATAGGACTAGCATTGCGTCGCTAACAAAACGCGACCAAAGGCCGGACTTTGCTTTCGGCTGTCGCTGTAGTAACGCGGTTAGCTCGCGCCTGCTGTTCGTTCGTCTAATTAGTCGGTCTAGTTGCATAATTTTTTATATTTTCTAGGAATAAAATTCGCTGTATTGCCTCGTTAGCTATGCTGTAAAGCGCTAGCTCTAGCGCCTCTATTGCTAGCTGTCGGTTAGCTTCTATTAGGCTGTCTAGGCGGTCTGCTTCTGTCTTTTTCATTTTTTGAGTATTACGAAAGTTCAACAAAAGTTTTAAAATCCTCTAGTAGCTCTGCTAGCGTTATGTTTTCGTACGCTTCGCGGTCGCCGCTATGCGCTACTTCTGCTACGTACTCTTCTACGTACTCTGCTAGCTCTTCTAAAGACATAGAAGACTCAAAGGCCTCGTAGCTAGCTAGTAAAGTAGCTTTTATTAGCTCTGCGTCTAAATCGCAGGACTTTAAAAAACCTGCTTTTGGCTCTTCGCTAGCTAGTTGCTCTAGCCGTTCTAAATGCGTTTTAAATAGCGATACTTTTAACGCTTTGTCCGTAGTATACTGCGGCGCTATGCCGTTATACTTCTGCATATCTGCTATTAAACTTGCTTTTCTAAACTCGTTAATTTCGTCTTGAGTGTACATTTTTCGTTGTTTTTAGTGTTAAACGTTGAGCAAATATATAAAACATTTGCATACGTGCAACAGGTTAGCAAAAAAAAGCCTAGCTAATTTAATAGCTAGGCTTCTGCAGTTACTTTACTAGATACCTGTAATGCGGTCGGTTAATTTCGCCCCAAGCTAAGATAGTGAAGGCTCGGACTGTCTGCTCGCCGTCGGTTAGCGTAGTCTCTATATTAGCTTCTACGTGCGCCGTTACAGTAGTTAGCTTGTTTATGTTTAGGCCTTTCTTTTCGATACGCGCGGCTAGCTTGTTTATGCTGTTTTCGTAATGCGCTAGCGCGGCTTTTCTGGCTCGCTTTGGAAACTCTACTTCGTCGGTCATATACGAAGCCATTTTATAGGTAGCTCGCTCTTCTTTGTAAAACTCGTTTTCTGTTACTTCTTTATACGGTACTTCTAGGTAGTCTTTAGCATCCCAACAGTAAACGCGAGCTAAAGCGCCTCTTTTTACGCCTCTACGCTCGTACGAGTAAAATCTACAGTTAGGTACAATCCACCTAGCGAAGTCGCTTTTTCTGTTAATGTTTCTAACTACCTGCTCTAGCGCCCATTTTTCGTTTAGGTCTAGGTATTGCTCTTTTAGTGTAGCTGTTTCTGCCTTTAAAATCTTTACTAATTTGTCCATTTTTCGTTGCTTTTATCGTTAAACGTTGAGCAAATATATAAAACATTTTAATAACCGCAACATTTTAAAAAAAAGTGGAACAAATATTTTTTAGTACGTTAGCTAGCTTTTGCTAGCGTTTAGGTCTACGTAGTCTTTCCAAGTAAAGTCTTTTTCTTTTAACTCGCGACCTATTAGGCCTACTAGAATTTCGCGAAGAGCTAGGCCGTATACTCGCGTATCCCAGAAATGGTTTTGGACTGCAGAGTTACGTTTTATCCACTTCATACCGCGAGCGTTGCCGTTTCGGTCTTTATCTACTACGCGCTTTTCGGATTCGAATTGCGAGTAAAAACCGCCGTACGTATACAGGCCGCCTGTAGGCTGTGGAAAATTCATAAAGCCGACGGGTTGCGGCTCTTCTGGGTCTAGGCTACGCTTTAGCCGCATAAATGCCGCTAGCCTGTCTTTAATAACGTTAACCTCTAGCAGATATAGTCCGAGTTTGCTTTTACTGTGCTTGTATATAGGTACGTCTGCGCCTAGCCTCGTTAGCCTGTCTTCTGTGTCTTTACCTTTTAACGCGAAGACGGTATAGTTAGAGTTATCTACATAGTAGTACGCCTGCTCTGCAAAATGTCCGGGAGCATCTATGCCGCCGATAAAAACGCGCATCTTTTTACCTGTATCTTTTTCGAAGACTTTAGTAAAAATTTCGTCTACTTTTTTCCAGACGCTATACTGCCGTCCGTGATTGTACGTCCACTTCTGGCGCTTATCGTTATACTCTTTTTCTTTAGGTATAAACGTTCCAATGCTTCCGTGGGTAACGCTATAGCTACTGCCGCTTTCTGACCATCCGACTACCTCGTAGTCTATTCTGGCGTCGTCTATTTTGCCGTTTAAATCTATAGCTAGAGTTAGTAGTATAATTTTACCGTTACCGTCTGCTATACTTAGCTTTTCTGGAACAGTATTCGGCTCGTAGTTTCTAGTATTTTCCTGCAGTAAATTAGCCTTCGGCGCTTCGCCTGTCGGCGTATAGGTATGTCCGAGGCATAGGTTAGTAAAGGCTTTATTAGCGTCGTCGTCTGCCTCGCCGTTTACCGGATTAGCGTCTAAATAGTTAGCTACGTAGTGTTTCCAATCGTCCATTCCGACAGGCGCATAGAGCGAGGACAAATGAAAGCTAGCGTACTCTTCGCTTTGCGGCTCTGCAGTAGCTATCCACTTTGCTCTGCCGCCGTAGCCTTGTTCCTTTAGTAGTTCGGTTTTGTTGCTGTCGTCAAAAAAGCCGCCGCATTTGTAGCAGGTATAGCCTACGCTGTCGCGTATTAGTTTGCCTTTTTCGTCTAGCTCCCAAGTTATTCCGGCCATAGTTTCGGGATTTATTTCGCTCGGTATTTCCCATTCCAAAACTATTAGCTCTTCGCAATTTGGACAGGCTACGTGGTAGCGTCTTTGGTCGCCTAGCATATAGACAGGCTCTATATTAGACGTTTCTTTTAGCTCTGGCGTACTGATATAGAAAATCTTTTTAGTAGTAGCATACGCGGCGAAACGTTGCTCAATCATTTTTCTAGTACTACCGCTTTCTGCGCTCGCGCTTTTAGCCGCGTCGAAGTCGTCTATAAAACCGAAGCGGACAGAACGTTGCCGCAGTAGTTTGTGATTACCTGCCGAGCCTGCTACTAGGCTACCGCCTGCAAACTCTTTTTGCTTGTTAGTATCGCCGCTACGCGTATTTCTGGCGCGTTGCGTATTCGCCTTTATTAGCGGCCTAATACCTGTATTATCTATTAGGTTATCTATTTTACCTGTAACCGCCTCTTCGCTTAGGTCTGCGTGGCCTGTTAAAAATAGAATATTACCCGGATTTTCTGCTATAATCCAGCCTATACCGCCTTCTATTACGCCTGTACTAAAACCTACCTGCGCGCCTTTCATAATAGCGCAGATACGTACAGGCGAAGTATTAGCTAAACAGTTTACTACTTCGCGCAGGTACGGCGTATACTCGTACGTAAATCTACCCGGACGCGGCGAAACGTCGCTAGTCATTACTCTATGCTTTTCGTTCCAATCGCTCGGCAGTATGTCGCTTAGTAAAACTTCTGCAGAGCCTATTAGCTCTTCTATTTGTATGTCGTAATTCATTCGCGTTCACCTACAGAGCGCGTAGCCGAAAAGTCGGACGCTATTCGTTTTGTACCTCGTTTAGCTTCGGTAACGGCTTCTTTAATCGCGCTGTTAATTACAAACGTTAGACGCTCGCGTAGCTCTGCCGTTTCTGCGTTGCCGAGTTTCTTTTTATGCGTAAACTCTACTATTAAATTATCGCCTGCCTGTTTAAATGCAGAAGATAACGACATAGATAACTGCGCTATTAACGGCTTTACTAGCTCGGTCGGTATTAAATCGCCTAGCTGTTTCTGTATCTTTAGTTGATTTAACTGCTCTACCGACTTTATGCGCTCTATGTCTACGCGCATTTTTTCCTCGGTTAAAGAAGCTAAATCCTCGTACGGTTTACTGCTCGTAGTTTCGTCGCTTTCGATATTCGGCGGCGGACTTTCTGGCGCGTTGCCTTTGTTTAAATCTGGCGGCGTAGGCGGTACAGGTTTCGACCTTTTCGGCGCAGGTTCGGCGGCCTGCTTTTCTGCCTGCAGTTTTATCCGCGCCGCTATAAAACTTTTGTTTGGCTCTGTACTGTCGTCGAAGTAGTCGCCAGATTTAGCGACTTTGCCGCGCTTTATGTAGTTCGTTAGATTGGACGAACTAACGCCGCATTTATGGCAAAACTCTTTCCTAGTTAAAAATGCCATACTACGCGAGCCGCATTTTTTTAATAACCTCGCCTTCTGCAGTACAAGGCTGTCCGTCTATACTGCATTTTTCGCTTTTTAGCTCTTCGGTTTCGTTACCGTCTTCGTCTACGGTTACTTCGTTCCAATATCGGTAGCCTACGGTATAGTCGCCGACGGTCGCGCCGTCTTCATTTAGTACACCTTCTAGCTTTTCTTTGTAGAGGCCTGCGCGGTCAAGTTTTAGACGAATTTCGAGCGCCGAGTTAAAAGCGGCTACGTATGTTTTTTCCTTTTCCTGCAGAGCGCGCCGTAGTTTCTTCTGCTTTCGTTTTTGTTCGCCTGTTAGCCTCATTTTTTTAAACCTGTTAGGCTACAAAAATAGCATTTTTTAAGGCTGTAGCCGAAGCCTGCGCTACCAAACGGCTACAAGCGTTTAAATCCGCTGACAGACCTTTTTTTTCGCGGCTTCGCATACCTTGCGGAGCGCTCTAAAAGTCGGCGGAGTACCTTTTGTTTTTATATAAAAGAAGGCTCTGTAGGTCGCTCTGTACCTGCAGAATACTACGCTATACTGCCGCCTCTGGAGCTATACGCGTACGCTTTGTTTTAAATTAAAGCAGTCTGTAGAATTATTTTAATACTAGTATCGCTTTATACTCTTTTTAGTGGCGTCCTGTAGCTCGTTCTGGCGTATATCTAGCAGACCTGTAGCCGATTAGTAAACGGTCTTCTGCCTAGCCTGTCTTCGTCGGTTTAGTACGGTCGTCTTCGGACTGTCTTCGGTCTATATAATCTACTGCAGGTAGGCGTACGCTCTGGGTACTTTTTGCTACAGGTTTTTCGATATATAAAAAGGCCTGCAGACATTACGCCGCAGGCCTCTTTAGTCCGGTAATATAGCCGACTACTTTAGTTTCGGTTTATATATTAACGTCTGCTTTAGCTCGTTATACTCTTTATGCTCTTTAACTTTAGTAGCTATAGTATACTCTTCGCCTTTAACTACGCCGTAACTGTCGCCTCGCTCAAACTCTATAAAACTGCCCATATAAACGAAGGTATGCGCGCCGTCTGTAAACGTGTATACGTGGCATACGCCGTAATAGCCTTTAAAGCTAGTAACGTTCTGGCAGACTACAGTAGCCTCTAGTAAGTCGTACGGCTGACCGTAATACTTTTGCGCCTTTCTAGTCTCTAGCCTGTCGGCCTTTCTTTGCTCGTACTCTTTTTGCCTCTGCTCGCCTGCTAGGTCTTTTTTAGTCCAATACTCTTCGCCTCTTTTAACTAGCTCGCCTGCATCTACTAGAAACGGCTCTAG